TTGCTGTAATAGCAGGGTGTTCGCTTGGAAGCGCGGGACACAGTTTTTTCGGCTGCCTTTTAGCATCGCTATAGAATAGCAATCGCCACAAATAACCGAATCATCGCCTGTATTTGACATTTTACCACAAAAAAGGTTTGTCAAAGGGTTAGTGTTAATCGCCATCATCCCCACTGGGGAGAATTCAGACGGGCCTAACTTGCCGGTCATAGTGCTGAGTTTTATAGTGTTCATTCCCGTATATTAACCCGGGTCGTTGTCGGGTGTCAAGCGGTATTTTTTGCGATTGTAGGCGGTAGGTGAGCGCCAGCGCTTTGGCTTAAACTTTGAATACTTTGCGGTCATGTTTCGGCGCTTCCTTGTGCGTTCCCGACTTTCTTCGCTTGTCATCATTTTACCCTGCGCCTTGTGTGAAAAAAGTTGGCACGATTCTTGCTAACAGATATATATACTAGATATATATATTAAAATACTTATAATAAGGGAAGGGGTACGCTGTGGATAACTTTCCAATTACCTTGTGATATCAAATACTTAACCCTTATTTACCCTGTGGATAACCCTGTGGATAAGTTCTGTATAACTAGCCATACCTTCCAACCCTATTAGGTTTGGCAGTGTGAAAATATCCCGAAAATGAGGTCAATAACGCTCTCCATTACTAGGGCCACCTTCACTAAACTGTGCTTTAGGAGAAGATTGAGTTGTGGACGGTAAATGCGAGTACCTTCCTCAAGAGGGCAGAAGATTGAGTTGTGGACGGTTATAGGGGGTTGACAAACAGAATGCACCTGAACTATAATAGAAATACCCATGGTATATAATAAATTCGCAAAGAAGATTCTAAAGACCATCCGTGGATTGGAGAAGGAAATGGTAGCGGATAAGGGGAGCAAGCCGCTAGACTCTTACCGCAACAGATGCCTTGCCTTGATCGAAAAGTTACAAGAGATATACTCAGATGATGACCGCTCTAGGGAGAAGATAGAATGCCTGAAGTCTGCATTTGATGTCTACTCTAACCTACAAAGAAAGGCTGACGAGGACGCTGGCACACAGGACATTGCGAGAAGAGAATTAGCCGATACTCCCAGACTAAGATCGTCCAGAGGGTATGCCTCGATGAACTGGAATGCAATAGGGTGGACAAAAGGCGGCGGATCAGATAGACTGCGCGGATACTACGGTGGCCCCAAGATAAGAGGCTTGAAAACCCCTTACAATGATGACCTTTCAAAAACTGACTACTGGTGTGTGATAGATGACAAACGAAAGAAGTAAAGAAGAACTATTGCGGAACGCTAAGAGTTCTGTGACGGAATTAAAAAAGGCTGCTCACCTATTGCTGGACTACGTTGGGATGATTCAAGCCAACTCCCCTAGCATGGACACAGAAGATTATGACGGCATATTAGATATGCTGTTACTCACCATAGAGGAACTTGATGATATTGCGATGGACTTCTCTGTGGCTGTGGAGAGCCTAGGCCGGATGGAGAGTAACGATGGAGTCTCTTAATATGGTGCTGGGGCCGGACTCACTAGCCCCATATCTTAGCGCGGAACAATCTAAAAGCATTAAGCCTATAAACTCCTTTACTCAAGAGGTGCTGGATTATTATCTAGTAGGCGACCATGTGACCGGGATTAAAATACCCTTTGGCAACCCCCAAAAATTCAGACTGCGTAATGGAGAGTGTACGATTCTCGCTGGCATAAATTCAGCAGGGAAATCCCTCTACGCTGGACAGATAATGCTAGGGGCTATTGAGCAAGGCTACAAATGCTTATCAGTTAGTTTGGAAATGTCCCCTCGTAGTCAAATCGCTAGGCTTTGGAGACAAGCATCACTATCTATGCAACCAACAATCGACTTTGGGCTTGGGTTTAACGCTTGGGCTAGGGACAAGTTGTACTTCTTTGATAAGCAAGGGACGGTAGACTTAAGGACGTTGATGGCTGTGATACGTTACGCTGTTGACCAATATGATATAGAGTTTATCCTAGTCGATTCTCTTATGACGATTGGCGGCATCGCTAATGATGACTACACTGGACAAAAGCGGGTGGTTTGTGAGATTGCGGATGCTTGTCGAGACATTGATTGCCACATAATGCTGGTGGCACACGCTAGAAAATCTATGTCCATCAGGGATAAGATAGACAGATTCTCAATTAGGGGTGCTGGAGAACTGGCCGATAGGGTTGACAATGTGATACTCATGGGTAGATACTACGATGATGAGGAGGATGCGCCGGATGCTTGGGTAGCAATATCTAAGGCTAGGCATTGGGACATGGCCGAATGTGAGATGAACCTAAACCTACACGCCGCATCGTTAAACTTACTAACTGAAGGACAACTCCCCACCAAAATCAGCATGGACAACAACGACCCTGATGAGTAATTGGAAAAACTTTGAGCGCAGGGTAGCCGCCATCTTTGGCGGTAAAAGAATCCCTGTGAACGGTAGAGCAGAACTAGATATAGAGCATAACGTGTACGGAATCGAGTGCAAGTATCGCAAGGTACTGCCCGATTGGTTGTTTGGAAATGCCGTCAAACAGGCATTGACTGGCTCAAGGAAGAAAGGTATAATCCCCATTGTGGTCATCGGTAAGTACAACAGTTCTGATATATTTGTGCTGACTAGGGTAGATGACTTTTTAAACGCAACTAGAAAAGAGGACAAAGATGAATAGTTTATGGAATAAAATGATGAAAGACCATTTCGGCTACCGTCCAAGGTACACTCTGATTGAGTCTATCAATGAAGCGAAGCGGCCAAAGGAAGGGGCAACTAGAATCATGCACGAAACCAAGACTGTGAAGGTAAAGTGTGAGTACCCCAAACCTGATGACGGTGCATCATTCTCATGGGTAAAAGTGGAGGAGGAAGATGGATCATCTTGAAGCAGGGCTAAAGCGCCCGTTCCCTGTGGCGCAAGTAAAGTTCATGGACATGAAGAATGGGAGGAAGCCCCTCGCATACCTTGACGCAAGGAACGTGATGGATAGGCTGGACAAGATTGTTACCCCGGCTGGATGGTATCCTGTCTACGAGATGGTATCCCCTGAGATAATGTTGTGCCATCTATCTGTTTGTTTGAACGGGGTTTGGATAACCAAATCGGACGGTGCTGGCGAATCTTCTTTTGAGAAGGAGAAAGGGATAATCTCAGGATCGCTGAAGAGGTCGGCAGTTTTATTCGGGATTGGCCGGTATCTCTACAACGATGGGGCATTTGACAACAACAGGAACCCCGCTCATTGGGCTACCCCTGAAGGCTTTGATGAGGTTATGGCTAAACAACACAAGCAATCTGTAGAGGATTGGAAGGCCGACTACGACAAGGCGATTGCGGATCAACAGAGGTGAGTGATATGAAAACGCGATTAAAAAATAAGTCTGAAAAGTTAGATGATAGCAACAGACTGTCAGAGGCTGAGAAAGCATTTCAGTCCAGCGCTATTGAGTTTACTAATGAGTTTATAGACTCTGAAGGTAACGTGCTGTATGCCACATGGCAATCGGTTGTTGATAAGAAGTGGGAAATAGAACGTGTTAAAGAGATTGCTGCCATGACTAAGGTTGGAGATCACTGGGATTGGGACAAAGGAGTCGTAGGTTCTTTTCGATACCGCAACTCATGAGCATCTACGAGGACTACATCGCTATCTCTAGGTACGCTAGGTATCTACCAGATAAGAAACGCAGAGAGACATGGGATGAGACAGTCGATAGGTACTGTGATTACATGGGTAATAAGTTCAGCGTAGAACTGTCTGGTATACGGGAGTTAATCAAGGATAAAGAAGTCATGCCTAGCATGAGAGCCTTAATGACTGCTGGGCCTAGTCTTGAGCGCGATAATATTTGTGGGTATAACTGTGCCTACGTTGCTGTTGACAACATCAGAGTGTTCGGAGAGTCACTATATATTCAGATGAACGGTACAGGTCTGGGGTTCTCAGTTGAAAGGCAACACATACATAAACTGCCAGAGGTTGCTGAAGAATTCCACGACACCGATACAGTCATCGGAGTGCGTGACTCTAAGTTAGGGTGGGCAACTGCCTTAGACGAGTACGTTCGTCTGCTCTATAGCGGGAAAGTTCCCAAAGTAGATATGTCTAAGGTACGCCCTGCGGGATCGCCCTTAAAGACCTTTGGGGGTCGCGCAAGTGGCCCTGAACCATTTGCTAAGTCATTGTTAAATATAACTAATGTATTTAGGGGATCGGTTGGTAGGAAGTTAAATTCTATTGAGTTACACGATGTCATGTGCTACATAGGGGAGTGCGTTGTGGTCGGCGGGGTTCGCCGGACGGCCATGATAAACCTATCCAACCACAGTGATGAACGTATGCGCCACGCTAAGATGGGGAACTGGTTTGTCGAGAACCCGCAACGCTCACTGGCTAACAACTCTATCTGTTACACTGAGAAGCCTGATGTCGGCGCATTCATGCGTGAGTGGAATGCAATATATGAGTCGCGCTCTGGAGAGCGTGGAGTCTTTAACAGGCAAGCCTGTAAGGACATGGCCCCAGAGCGTAGAGACACTGACCATGAGTTCGGCACAAATCCTTGTAGCGAGATAGTGTTGCGATCCACACAATTCTGCAACCTTACAGAGGTTGTGGTAAGACCTGAAGATGACTACGGAACTTTAGAGGCTAAGGTAGAGGCCGCTACAGTCTTAGGCACTCTGCAATCCGCTCTTACCGATTTCAAATTCTTACGCAAGGTTTGGAAGAATAACTGCGAGGAAGAGAGGCTGTTGGGTGTTTCATTAACTGGTATATGGGATAGTGAGTTTTTTAAAGCCTCCTATCACGGCGACATTGAACGATTAAAGAAACACGCTATAGCGGTGAATAAACAGTGGGCCACAAGGCTGAAGATCAACCCCGCTACCGCTATCACCTGTGTAAAACCCAGTGGGACGGTTAGTCAATTAGTCAACAGTGCGTCAGGCTGCCATCCCAGACACTCCCGCTGGTATGTAAGAAGAGTTCGTAATGATATAAAAGACCCGCTGGCCCAAGTAATGATAGATGCTGGTGTGCCTTACGAGATAGACAAGTTCAATAAGGAAACCTACGTCTTTGAGTTCCCGATAGCCTCTCCAATAACGTCTACAACTCGACACGACATCACGCCGTTCGATCAGTTAGCGATGTGGAAGAAGTTATCTCTTCACTGGTGTGAACACAAACCCTCAATGACTTGCTACATACCGGAGGATCAGTGGCCGCAGGTCGGCGCTTGGATATGGGAGAATTGGGGTGTGGTAAACGGCATCTCGTTCCTACCATCGGCTGACGAGGGCCATGTGTACGAGCAAGCCCCCTATGAGGATATAACTGAGGAAGAGTACGAGGCAAAAGAGAAACTAATGCCGGAGCATATCAACTGGAGTTTTGAGGAGGAGATGGATAACACAACCGCAAGTCAAGAGGTAGCCTGTACAGCGGGAGTGTGTGAAATATGATTGAGAAGAAAAAGCGCTGGGTCAGCAAGAAGTACACCAACTGGGTAGCCACGCTTCCTTGCTCTAACTGTAGGATAGAAGATGACACCATTGTGGCGCACCATTTGAAACACGCATGGAGTCCTCATGGGGGAGGAGGGATAGGCATGAAGGCTAACGACTTCCTTGTTATGCCCTTGTGCTATACCTGCCATGACAGGGCGCACAACGGGGGTAGAGACATCATAGACTTCCAGCCGCATTTTATCTTCAGTACGCTTGACAAGGCGTTCAGAAGTGGGGTATTATCCGCAACATGATTGACCATCTAGAAGCCTTGCAGTTCATGCACGACAACTGTGAGCAACTTGCTGAAGCGAAAGCCCAGAAGGAGCAAATAAAGGAATATAAAAAGATTGAGGCAGCCCGTCTGTTTCTTCTTGCCCCTAAAGGGTCTGTGGCTGATAGACAGGCCCACGCTTTGACGCAAGGATCATACCTAATTGTAGTTGACGGAGAGAAGGAAGCGATAAGGAAAGAACATTTACTCGCCATGCAGTTTAAAACAATGGAGGCTACGATAGAAGTGTGGCGAACTATGCAAGCGAATGCTCGAACGGAATCAAGGATTTTATAATGAATCCAGACGAGTTAACTGAAGAGCAGTGCA